TTCGCGTTTCTTGTGGTCAAACTTCTGCTTTACACCAAGTTGTCTTGCTTCAAGATACTACAAATATATTTGTAAATCAAGGTCCATTTTTACCAAGAAATAATGTTTCTGGTATGGGAACTTTTGGTGGAGAATCTGATGGAACAAATGTGTATCTAAAATTCTATCCAGACTCTGAGTTTTCTACATCTAATGTTACAGTTCAATCATATAATGAAGTTTTATATACAGTTAATGATTTTGAGAATGAACCACCAGATCTCAATTATGGTCCAACAAATCAGTCGATTTTCTTATCTGCATATGATGGTTTAAATGGAAATAGAGCAAATAAAGTTGACTTTGATTTGAAATACGAAGGAACTCCAGTTTATGTGAAAACATTTAATCCATCAGATTCGACTCAACTCGATCCTGCAACTGGAATATTTTCAATACCAAATCACTTCTTTAATACCGCAGAAGAATTAACGTATACTCCAACTTCCACATTTATTGGTGTTGGTCAAAGTAGTGTTGGTATAGGATCAACAGCAAATTATTTGGGTGTGGTAACAAGCAGACTTCCAAGTCGAGTATATCCAATTGTTATAAATGCAAATCAGTTCAGATTATCCACAAGAAAAGATTATGCTAATGCTGGAATATATGTAACATTTACCGATGCAGGTCTTGGTAATGCACATAAACTTGAAATGACTAAAAAACTTGAAAAGACAGTCATTTCTCTGGATGGCATTGTCCAACAACCAATTACATATACACCAATATCACATACTCTTCAAAATAACGTTGGTGGACAAATAAATGCAGGTATTGCAACATTTTCATTGAGTGGAATTTCTTCCATTCAACCAAGAGATGTTTTAAAAATTGATGATGAATATATGAAAGTTATTGCTGTTGGATTTGGTTCAACTAGCATCGGTCCCATAGCACCAATAAGTCAAACATCTTTAGCAACACCTTATCCACTAGTTGTCGTTAAGAGAGCTTCTATTGGAAGTACTGGTGTTGCACATACTGATACCTCATTAGTTAGAGTTTATAGGGGTGCATTTAATATTGTTGGAAGTAAAGTATACTTCTTGGATCCACCTAAAGGAAATACACGTCAAAGAAGAAGTGATACAAATCTTCCTTATGTTAGGGCAAATTTCTCTGGAAGAACCTTCCTAAGAAAAAATTATGATACAAATATGTTGTTTGATGACATTTCAAATCAATTTACAGGCATTGGCAAAACATACACTCTTACAGTTCAGGGTTTGAATACAACTGGTCTAAGTGCTGGTAATGGTATTTTATTCATCAATGGAGTTTTTCAGACACCAACGACATCAAATAACTCTGGAAATAACTACGAACTAACTTCATCTGCTGGAATTTCTAGCGTAATATTTACAGGTATTACTTCAACTGATGGAACTTATATTAAATCCGATTTCGATATCAACCAAAATCAGTTACCAAGAGGTGGTCTAATCGTTTCCCTCGGTTCTACCCCTGGTCTTGGTTATGCACCTCTCGTTGGTGCAAAGGTTAGAGCAAACCTAAGTTCTGGTTCAATTGTTAGCATAACTGGTATTTCTCATACTGGTCCATCACAATCAATTACAACAGCATCATACAATAATACAACTGGTATTATTGATATTACGACACCCACAAATCACAATTTTGTTGGTGGAGATAAAGTAAAACTCGTTGGACTTGCATTCACTTGCCCATCTGGTGTTGGCATTGTTTCATACTTCCCATCAACAGGTCTTAGCAGATCTTATGGTATAAGTGGTATTATATCTGCAAGAACATTTAGTGTTAATGTTGGAACAAGCACTTTACCCCATACTTACATTGGAATGGGAACCATCTTCCCTTGGTATGATTTAAATTACGGATCTGGATATAAAGGAACCGTTTCTATTGCAGTTACAGATTCTTCTCATACAGGCACTGAGGCAAATATTTCTGCTGTAGTTGGTGCAGGTGGAACTCTAAGTTTTGTTGTCAACTCTGGTGGATCTGGATATTCAAATCCATATATTCAAATACCAGATCCTGTTTATGAAAATCTTGAGGTCATTGGTGTTTCTAGACTTGGTATAGGAACAACAACCACTACTGGAAGAAATCTACTTCTTAATGTTAACGTTGGTCCTTCCAATACAACAGGAATAGGCTCGACTTATTTTGAAGTTTCATCATTTAAAATTTCAAGACCTGGATATGCATTCCAAGTAGGTGATGAGTTTAAAGCGGTTGGTTTAGTAACTGCTGCTGGATTGGCAGCACCAATATCAGAATTTAAACTAAAAGTTGCAGAGATATTTTATGATTATTTCTCTGCTTGGCAGTTTGGTGAACTTGATAATATCGATAGCATCAGATTCTTACAAGATGGTGTAAGGACTAGATTCCCATTATATTATAATGGAGAACTACTGAGCTTTGAAATTGATCCTGCAGATTCCCTTTCATCTTCCATTGATTTAAATGCAGTTTTAGTAATATTCATCAATGGAGTTTTACAGAAACCTGGAGAAGCATATAGCTTTGAAGGTGGGACTTCTTTTGATTTTACAGCACCTCCAAAGAGAAATGATGATGTTGATATTTTCTTCTATCTTGGTGCAGATGGTGTTGATGTTCAACAAGTTAATGTTGAAGAGACTATAAAAATAGGTGATGATGTTCGTGTTTATAAAAATCCTAACTTCTCAACAACAGAAAGTCAAGATCAAAATAGGATTATTGAAGATATAACTGGTTCTGATATTTTAGAGACAAACATTTATGTTGGTAGAGGTATTACCGAAACAACATATAAACCATTTGAGTGGAATAGACAAAAAGTTGATAAGTACATAAAAGGTAGTATTGTCTATAAAGATAGATTGTCCATAGAACCTCGCATCTATCCAACATCTAAAATTATCGGAAATATTACACCATCTTCAACAGAAATCTTTGTCGATGATGCTCAGTTCTTCCAATATGAAGAAAATGAATATAGCCTTACCATTACTAATGATCTTGATGCTTTGATTGTTTCTGGAACAGATCCAGTTTCTGCAGCATTTACTGCAACCGTATCTGCGGCAGGAACTATACAATCAGTAACTATTACCAATCCTGGATTAGGATATACTGGAAATGTTCCTATTAAGTTTGCAAATCCAAAAACTATTGGTATTGGTATAGGTACAACTGCAACCGCAACTGCACTTGTTTCTAGTGGAATCGTTACTTCTGTTCAGATTAATAACCCAGGATTCGGGTATACCCGCCCACCACAAGTTATTGTTGAAATACCTCAACCAGATACAGAATTGATAGATGAAATTTCTAATATTCAAGGATTTAGTGGCATTATTACTGGAATAACAACTTCCGCAGGAGTTGGTGGTCATCCATTGGGTCTGAAATTCTTCTTCCGCGCTAATGCAGCAGATGCGAATGATTTACAGGTTGGTTATCCAATTTGTATTATGGATACTACAGTTGGTAATGGAGTAACTTCTGTTAATGGTTCCAATGCATCTGTTGTTGGTATAGGAACTACATTCTTGGATAACATCTATATTGTTGGATCCAAGACTAATTTGGGACCAGATGCTGTCATTGTCTGTAATGTACACAGCAACAGTTCATTAGTTGGAATAGCAACAACTGGTTCATCATCAATGCCTCTTGGTAGAATATCTTGGGGTAGAATATATAATTTCTCCGCAAGAACTAATCCCATTTCAATTGGGGTAACTGGATTGACAGTTGACTCTGGATTATCAACATTCCCATCTATCCAGAGAAGGGGATATGGATTTAGAGGTGGATCTATTAGGGTTAGAATTAATGCTGCTGATGAAAATCAAACATATTCATACTAAAAACCAGAGTTCACATTTCAAATATAAATAGAGAAAAAAGATTTAAAGATGTCAGCAATTGTTACTGATCAATTTAGAATTCTTAACGCAAGTAATTTTGTAGATTCTGTAGGGTCAGACTCAAATTCTTATTATATTTTCGTAGGTTTACCAAATCCAGCGTTGTCTGCTTTTGGTAGATCTCTTACTTGGGATGAAAATACTCCAACACCAGTTGATAATTTTTCTTATAATAAGCACGCTGGTGATGTGATGATGTATGGTAAAAAAATAACTTCTGCAAATATTAGAAGAATTATTAGAAGAATAGATTGGGTTTCTGGAACACGATATGAAATGTATCGTGATGATTATAGTATTTTGAATCCAAGTCCATTAACTAATGCATCTAGATTATATGATGCAAATTATTATGTAATGAATGCGGACTATAGAGTTTATATTTGTATCGATAATGGATCAAGTGGTGATAATCCAAATGGAAACGTTTCTCAAGATCAACCAACTTTTACAGATTTAGAGCCATCAAGAGCTGGTGACAGTGGAGATGGTTATCTGTGGAAGTATCTCTTCACTGTTTCGCCAAGTGATATTATTAAATTTGATTCAACAGAATATATTACTGTTCCAAATAACTGGGCAACTACATCAGACTCCCAAATAACTGCAATAAGAGAGAATGCAAATTCTTCGGTAAATGAAAACCAAATCAAAAAAGTTTATATTGCGGATGCCGGAAGTAATTATGCAAACGGATTGGGACAAGAAGTTAATATTCTAGGAGATGGTACCGGTGCTAAAGTTAGAGTTGACGTCATTGGTGGAGAGATAACTGATACTGTAGTTACTTCTGGTGGAAAGGGATATTCTTACGGTATTGTTGATCTTGGATCTTTAAATTCAAATGCTGCTGGAACTTATGCAAAGTTAGTTCCAATTATTCCACCATCTCTAGGGCACGGATACGACATTTATACTGAACTTGGTACTGATAAAGTTTTGACATATGCCAGATTTGATGATTCAACAAAAGATTTCCCAATTGATACAAAATTTGCTCAAGTTGGAATCGTAAAAAATCCAACTTCTATAGGATCAACACAAATCTATACTCAAAATACATTTTCTTCAGTTTATGCACTTAAGTTTTCATCTATATCTGGAACACCAACTGTTGGCGAAAAAATAACACAATCTGTAACTGGTGGAGTAGCAAAGGGATATGTATCTTCATATGACTCCGAAACAAAAGTTTTAAAGTATTTTGTAGATAGATCTTTATTCCTTAATGAAACTACAGATGATCAAACAGATAGAATTGGGGTATCTACCGATGCTAAACTATATAACTTTGCATCTTCATCATCTAATCTAGTCCTTGGTGCATCTTCTGGATTTTCTGGAACTATTGATATTAACTTTACAGGTATTAATACAAATCCAACTGGTACAAAGATAGTTAACTTGGGGGTTAACTTTACAAATGGGCTGGCAAGTCCTGAAATAAATAAAGGATCGGGGGAAATAATCTATTTGGATAATCGCCCCATCATTAATAGAAACTCGCGTCAAAAAGAAGACATTAAAATTATTCTGGAATTCTAAAAATGCCACAAAAGACTAACTTAAACATTAATCCATATTTTGATGATTTTGACAAGGCAGACAATTTTTATAAGGTTCTTTTTAAGCCTGGATATCCTGTACAGGCAAGAGAACTAACAAATTTACAATCAATCTTACAGAATCAAATAGAGTCTTTTGGAAGTCACGTTTTTAAAGAAGGTTCTATGGTGATTCCTGGTGGAGTCACTTATGATGATCGATTTTATGCAGTTAAAGTAAATCCAGATCATCTTGGAATCGATGTTACAGTATATCTTGAGGCATTAGTAAAAAATAAAGTCAGACTTAAAGGTCAAAATTCACAGACTATTGCTTCTGTACAGAAATATATTTTACCTCCAGACGAAGGAGTTGCTGATATTACACTCTTTGTAAAGTATGTACAATCTGGAACGGATCTGCAAAGTTCACCTTTTCCAGATGGTGAAATTCTTTTACTTGAAAGTAATGTAACATACGGAAATACAACTTTAAATTCTGGAGATTCGGTACTAACTTTGATTTCTCAGGGTGCCACTGCAACTGGTTCTGCAGTAGGTGTATCAACTGGGGTTTATTTTATCAGAGGAACTTTTGTAGACGTTCCAACTACCCAGATTGTTCTTGAGCCATATTCAAATACTCCATCATATAGAGTAGGATTTAATATTTTAGAAGAAGTTATTACTTCAAACGATGACAAATCTCTAAATGATAACGCCAAAGGATTTACAAACTATGCTGCCCCAGGTGCAGATAGACTTAAAATTAGTGTAGATCTTGCTAAAAAATCTTTAAATGATTATGAAGACACTAATTTTGTAGAGTTGGTAAGAATAACCAATGGTGAGATTAAAAAGTTACAAAATACTTCAGTATATTCGGAGATAAGAAAATATTTTGCCCAGAGAACTTACGAAGAATCTGGAAACTATGCAATAAATCCTTTCACAGTTAATGTGTTAAACTCATTAAATGATGAGATTTCTTCTGGTGGAATTTATAGAGAAGGAGAAAAAACAGAAGAAGGAAACACTCCGGCAGACAATAAAATGTGTGTCAAAGTTTCTTCGGGTAAGGCATACGTAAGGGGATTTGATGTTGATCTAGTTGGATCAACAGTTCTTGATGTAGATAAACCCAGAGACACTAATACTATAGATTCTGCACTTATTCCATTTAGAATGGGAAGTCTTTTGAAGGTTAATAACGTATATGGTGTACCTTATATCAATCTTGGTAGCCCAGTAAGTGGTGGTACAAATATTATAAAACTTTATAATAGAAGAAGAGATGCCTCAACTGTTACTACAGGAACTGGATATCAAATAGGAGAGGCGAGAGTATATTGGTATGGAGTATCTGACGCCCCATAC